AGAACAGCAAGCTAAAAGGGGGTGCTTTTGCACACCTAATTAGCGAGCGTTCGCTTAGCCAGAGTCTTGGCTTTCCCTATCTTGTCGGTTATGTTCGGTTACGTAGCAGGGTAGAACCTGTCTACATTCCCGACGACCCGGAAGATACTCGCGCCTGGCTAAAGCCGGCCCTGGAATCGATTTCTCGAATCTCGGTCCGGCAGCAGCCGATTCTCGAACCTTTCAAGGTACGGGTTGTTAGCATGGGCGAAGCCAGTCCTTACCAACGAGCGCGTCGCTGGCAGGCGAGTCTTTGGGGTATGATGCAGCATGTTGGCGCATTCCGACTGACCGGGAAACCGATCGAGTGTACGGATATCGCTGACATCTGCTGGGTACCTAAGCTCGTCCACCAGCACGCGGTCATGGTCTCCGCCGATTACACGGCGGCGACCGACTGGCTCAATCCTGTCCTCTCGGAGGCTGCGATGGACGAGTTCTGTCGCCTCGCTCGGGTTCCGATAGAGGAGCGCTTCCTCCTGCAACGCGCGTTGACCGGTCACGTTTTTGACGGTGGTGAGGAGAGTGAGGAACCAATTTATCAAAATTGGGGCCAATTGATGGGTTCTCCCATCAGCTTTCCTATCCTCTGTCTTGTGAACGCGGCCGTTACACGCTTTGCCATGGAGGAGGCCTTTGCTTGTCGAGAGACGGGTTTTCGTTATACCTTTTCCCTCGACGAGACTCCCCTGTTGGTTAATGGAGATGATATCCTGTTCACTCTACCCCCCGGTTCTTACGGGCGGTGGTGTGAGTTGGTGGACGCAGCTGGTCTTAAACCATCAGTTGGAAAGAACTACGTCTCCCGGCAATATGCAGTTCTGAATTCCGATCTATTCAAGCTTCCGCTTGATTGGGATCGTAGTTCGGCACCGCCTTGCCGTATACCTGTCCTGAAGCTTAACCTTCTTCATGGACAGCAGGATACCTCCACCGAGCGACGAGCTGATTCTCGTCTTTTCCATGGTGCCCCTCTCCAACACGGCAAGACCCTCCGAGGTCGTATGCTCGAACTTGTTAAAGGGTTCGACTCGACCATCGCCGATGGCTTGATAAGCAGGTGCATTCGGTATAACCGCTCGCTCCTTTCTAAGCTTCCGCCAGTTTCCTGGTGGGTTAGCGAAGATAAGGGGGGACTCGGTTTTCCCATGCCCGTCTTCAAACCTGATGCTATATCGGCGCATCATCGGAGGATTGCGGCCTGGTTATCCTGTCTGGGTGATGATTCTAGACGGGAGCACCAGAAGAACCAGTGGCTCCGCGAGCCGGGTGTTGCGTTCTCGAAGGATGTCTTCGACGATATAAATCGTCTCGGAGATCTTCTTGACGCTAACTGGGTTCGGGTTGACCGACAACTACGCGAGAAGGATGGAATATTCCCTCGTATTGTTAAAGGTCACCTGAGCGCCGGACCCGATCGCGAGTTGGTGGATGAAAACCGCTTTCTTGCTGTTTGGGAGAGGTCCTATTGGAACTGGCATCGCAAGTCCCAGGCCACTAGAGGATCGCTTCGCTTGATGACACCTGCGAAGTGTATGATCGTTGATCCTCTAGTGTGGTGGCGGGAAACTCTCGAGTTTTGTTGACGGCCGGAGCTTCCAGACAACCCAAAATTTCCGTTCTTCCGAACTCCAAGGAAGGTGGCGCTGTTGGTCTAACTAGGTACACGGTACCGAACTTTCTCCAGCGACGCCTCAAGGAGCCCGATGGGTTGTCTCGCGACGTGCTCGTATCCCGGGGGGAACCTTCTACACCAGGGGGTACAGGCGGAATGCCTGACCTTGGTGGACTATCTGACC